AAATCTTTAATGTATAAAATCTTGCCATATACGCTGGCCAAGGCAAAAAAGTTAAATGTAAAAGTTAGGCCCAGTAGTAAGGCAGATAAAAAGATTGATGTTTTTGATAAAAGTGGAAAATTTGTAACAAGTGTAGGCGCGAAAGGATATTTGGACTTTCCAACTTACAAAAAGTTATTCGGTAAAACAGTAGCAGATCAGCGCCGAAAACTTTACAAAGCTAGGCACGCAAGAGACAGAAAAGTAAAAGGAACGCCAGGCTACTTTGCTGATCAGCTACTTTGGTAATTAGGACGTAATAAACAAACATAAAAAAACAAAATGGCAAGACGTAGAAAAAGCACCAAAAGACGCACAAGTCGCCGTCGTATGGGAGCAATTGGCAAAAAAGCCAACATTGCAGCTGCACTGGGTATAATCGCAGGAGCAGTTATTGGTAAAAAGGTTGCAGGTTTTATTCCAGTAGGGGATGAACGTATTAAAAACGCAGCTGTTGTAGGTATCGGACTAGCTTTTCCAATGATCCTAAAAAGTGATATTGGTAAGGCAATTGGTAACGGTATGATCGCAGCAGGTGGCGCAGGTCTAGTAGGTCAATTAGTACCAGCATTAGGTCAAATGGACGACACTATGACTTTTCCTGTAACAGTTGGCGAAGTACCCGACAATATCAGTGTTATTGCTGGTGATGATTCTGTACTGGCTGGCGACGACCTTTCTGTGCTGGCAGGATATGACGAGGACGATAATTAATTGAATTACCTGTATTCACCTTTATTTTAAAAACTAAAAGCCCAGCCCTGGGCAAACGAACAGGGCAAAAACAAAATGGCATCAACAGTTGGCACCCGCCTAGCCTTTGAAAAGGCAAAACAAGCGATAAACACAGCAGGTTTTTCGCTAGGTCAAGCAGTACTTTCACAGTCCTACTTGCGCCTTGAAGTAGCTTTAAGCACTACAATTACAAGCTATCAGTTCCCTGTACTGACTAACGACGTTAGCAGCTCAAACACTACTAGTTTTAACACAGAGCAGCGCCTTAATTTACAGGACGCCTTTGTATGTTCACAGATTGGACTTTTCTTTTGCGCGCCTGCAAGTACAACAGCTACAAACTTTAAGCTGTTTACTTATCCTAATACCGCAAATTTTACAACTGCTAACGCAGCAGCTTCATTGTTGAACTGGTATAACAGCAGCCTTTCTTTGACTGTTAATAACCGTCAAATTGTACCTGCTTATGATCTTTATCGTCATTACTACGTTCCACAAACGCAGGAAACACTTGACGCTGATTATACTGGTTCAGGTATCAATTATGTTGATCAGAACGACGCAAGCAGCGACGGTTTTTATCCAGTAGAACCAGCCTGGGTGCTTGTTGGATCTAAGCAGAACAGCTTACAAGTACAATTGCCACAAGCTATGGCAGCAATTCAAGCAAATAGTCGCGCTGTTATTATTATGCGCGGACATTTGGCGCAGAATGTTACCCCAGTACGTTAATTGGGAAAATAATAAAAGGGCCAGTCAAATGGCTGGCCCTATTTTTTAAAAAAAGTAAATTTTATCAAAATGGCATTTAAAGCCGCTAAGTACGAACTAGTTGAACTTTTAGTTCCTGGTGTAGCAAGTACTGGACAAACCCAAACGCAATGGAGTTTTCCGGATCTACCAAAATTGCGTTANACTAGCTTGCTAGCAATGGAAAGCTGGGCAATTGATACGNTNNAAAAAAGTCCTAATAACGTGGACACGCCAACAGCTGCAATTATGGAAAAAAGCTACCTAGTGTTATATTCTAATGAACGCCAGGATCTTTACAGAATACCTTTGATCAGTTTAATGCGCACACAAGCAACAACAGGAGCCAGCGCGCCTTTTGTACGTGCATTATTTGAGTTTCAAGGTCAGAAAATAACTTGGGATAAGTCATTTATTCAAATTGCTAACGCACCTGCAAATACTACGAATTTTAGTTTTTGTTTTGGAGTTTATTACATTTAATCTATGCCTGTACCTGCACCAACTTTAAGAAGTATTAACGCTGTGCTAGATTGGTACAACGAATGCGACTACGCAGCCTGGGAACTGTACCCGATTCCACAAAAAAAGGACTACCGTATTAATTTATATTACGGTAAGGACAAGGACGAAGGAACAGAAAAGCTGCGCAATGAACTTGCCAGGATTCAGCCAGATGACTTTGAAAGTTACGTCTTAGTCCTGGGCGCAATGAAAGGCACAAAAGACCGCGTTTTTGAAAGCCAGGTACGCCAGGTATTTAGAATAAATGAAAAGCCAATTGGAATGATTGGCGCTTATGGCGTAAACCCACAACAGGCGCAAATAAATAACGAGATCTTAAACGAGATCCGCGCAATGAGGGCAGAAAGGCTAGCAGAGATTGAAGAAGAAGAAGAAGAAGAAGAAGAAGAAACGCCAGTTACGCCAGGATCAATACTAGCAGGTATGCTGCAACAGCCACGCGTCCAGGAAATGCTAATTAATGCGCTAGCAGGTATGGCAGGCGGGTTAATGCGACCTAGAGTGCAGGCAGTTAGTGGCACACATACTGAACAAGATATGGAACAAATTTTACAAACTTTATTTAGTAAAGGGGTAACGCCAGACGACCTGGTTAAGTTAGCTGCTATGCCGCAAAGTCAAATAACAATGCTGCTATCAATGCTGCGAAAATAATGGCAAACAGGATAAAAATATCAACAACAGACGTACTGCTAATAGGCGGCGGCTTGCTTGCTTTTACAGCTGTGAAAAGAATACTTATTGCGGCTGGTATTGCAGCAGGACAAGGCACGCAGGCGGCTAGTCAGTTAATTACTGATCCTAACAGCTATTTTAAACCTAGTTACTACAAACGTACTGGCGGCTCACTTATTAGACGCGCAGACGCAGAAAGGTACGCTAGGCAGATTCATAGCGCCTTTGGGATATTCCAGGACGATTTTAACGCTATTGTTGCTGTATTTAGTCGTATGCCTAGCAAAGCGGCAATCTCATTTTTAGCTGATGTTTTTTCGCAGATCTATAAAGAGGACTTGCTAACTTTTTTAACCAATGGCGGCGGCTTATTACCCTGGGACGGACTTTCGGACAACCAGCTTAAACAATTGCTAGCGCTAACAAATAAATTACCAAACAGATGAAAAAAGGAAACTTACTACCGATCTTATTAATTGCTGGCGCAGCTTACGCCTTTATGGCTTTTCGCAGACGACCAGGAGTAACAGTAACAGCAGATATGCCGATACGTCAAACTGCTGAAGAATTTGAAGCAGACACAAGAGGCGCACAAGTTAAGTCCAGCCTTATTGACGCTGGAACTAAACTGATCAGCAACTTGTTTGCAAAGAAAAGTGATCAGCAAAGAGCTGGTAAAAAAGCAAGGCAAACAGCAGTGAAGCGCGCCGTAAAAAGTGGAACAGCTACAAGAAAGCAAGCAAAAGCAGTAACAAAGTCGCTTTCACAAGGTATCGGCCCTATTCGTATTGGCTTCAATGATGATCAAGTTTTAGTTTAAAATAAAAAAATGAATAAGAACTTACTTTACATAGCGGCGGCAGCTTATTTTATATGGCTTTTTTCCAAAAAGAAAATGAACGGTACTGATGAAAGTAGCGTTCAAATGGCAGCTGGAATGGCGAAAAGATTAGTTGCTGACGCAGTAGATAACACGACCTTTATACCCGACGAAACTACTTTTGCNGATCAATACGCAAAAGATAAAAGCCAGTGCAAATGATTTGTAAGAAATATATTACAGAAACAAAAATTTTTTCGCAAAGCAGTCAAACAGACACTAACGCGAATAGCATAATTTTTGTAAATCAAGGTACGAGTAACGTAACAGTGGACGGTTTTTTACTTACGCCGAATCAGTCCTGGAATATAACAGGAAACGAAAACGAGATAAATGTAAAAGTTTATTCGTTTAATTTTAGTGGCGCAGGAGTAAACCAGCTAACTGTTATCTATAAAAGATACGTTTAATGTTTGTAGATTTTAACATATTAAACCAGCTAGGCAGTCCTGCGATTAATAGCAATACGTTTGCTAATCGTCCAGCGGCGGGCCAAACTGGTAGGCTGTTTGTTTCAATAGATACTTTTGAGATTTATAGAGATAACGGCACAACCTGGGATCTAATCGGCGGCCCAGGAACAAGTACAATTACTGGAACTGGTACAGCTACGCAGGTGGCTTATTTTACAAGCAGCCAGGCAATAGGATCAAGCGCGAATTTATTTTGGGATAATGCCAATACCAGGTTAGGAATAGGAACAGCGACGCCAGGAGTTACCCTAGATATTCATAGTACTGGAATAATGGCGCATTTTAACACTACTAGCGCTACTGGAAATAGTTATTTTTCTTTTCAACGAACTGGAACAAATGTTTGGCGTTTGGGGGATCAGTATAACGCAGGCGCAAACTTTTTTCAAATACATAATACTGCATTATCAAATAATGCAGTACAAATAGACGCTGCAACAAATAAAACAACCTGGCAGGCAGTACAAACTTATACGACTGGCCTTGCTAGGGCCAATTATTTCGACTACAATTTAAGTGTTGCAGCTGGTGGATCTTTTAGTAGTCCTAATGCAATTACTGCGCTAGGTGCAAGCCTGGATCTGACGCTTGCTGGAAGTGCTACTATCCCCAGCGGTGCGCGTAGTGGCTTAGACGCTTACAACAGCATAGGTTTTACTGGCGCTGGTACGCTTACTCATAACCAGGGAGCGCAAATACGCGCTTATTCAAATGTTACAGCTGGCTGGGCCTTTAACGGATCAGCAACAGGAACGGTAACACACCTGGCAGGACTGCGCGCCCTTTTTCCCGATAACACAGGTAGTGCCATAAACGTAACAAATAACTACGCGCTACTATTAAACGATCAAACGCCTAATACTGGAACGGTTACTTATACTAATAGGTGGGGAGTATATCAAGAGGGAGCAAGTGATTTAAACTACTTTGCGGCTAATATGCTGCTGGGTAGTACGGTTAATACTGGCGAAAAATTACAAGTAACTGGCGACGGTGTTTTAACTGGCAGTATTAAAACTGGCGCACCTAGCGGCGGAACGGCACAAACTTGGAAACTAGGTAGCGTTATTACAGGTCAAGCGGTAGGATTAGATGAGGGCAATTATGTAGAAGTTGAAATAAATGGAGTAGCGCACCAGCTTGCTAAAATAGTTATCCAAGATATGCTATTAATGGAAGATGGCAGCGCTTTGCTTTTAGAAAGTGGGGAGTTTTTACTTTTAGGATAAAATAAAATTAATATAAAATGCCAAATACAAAAATTAGTAATTTAACAAGTGCAGGCACATTATCAGGCACAGAAGTTGCACCAATTGTGCAAAGTAGTAATACTGTAAAAGTTACTACTCAAAACATTGCAAATTTAGCATTGCCTAGTCAAGCTGGAAATGCAAACAAGTATTTACAAACTAACGGAACTGTGGCAAGTTGGGCTTCTGTTAGTGCTGGTAAACAAACTGCAATTTTTAGAGTTACCACAAATGGTTCTGGTTCGGTATCAGCAACAGAAATACAAGGAATCAGCGGTACCACTTGGGCCGCAACAATCAGCGGTAGTAATATAGTATTAACGCCAACGCCAAACATTTTTACTTTCAATTCAATTGCTTATGGAAGTACGGGAATTACAAGCGGAAGTGCTATTTTATTTTGCATTCCACAAAGTTTAGGTGGAAGTTCTCAAACTTTTTCTTTTTACAATACAAGTAATGCCCAAGTAAATATGTCCACTACTGCAACCGCAAGCGGGCAATATATAGTTTTGACTATAATTATCAATTAATAATTTAATGGGATATTCAATTCAGCCAGTACAAATCTGGCAAAACGGACAAAGCGAAACTGGCAACTATATTGACGCTAGTATTGTAAATGACAATCTATCGGACTATGCGCAGTTTTACTGGAATATTAGTAAAGTAACTACTGATAGCGAAGGTGTAGAAACAAAGCAAAGTTTAACGCAGGGTAATACTACAATTAGCGGCGAAGCCTACGACGTATGGGGATCTACCAGCGACGTTAATTTAGCTGCATATCAGTACATTTGCACGCAGTTAAATTTAACCTTAATACCTTAAAAAAATGGACAAACTACAAACACTAAAAGCAGCAGCCTACGACTTAATGGCTAACATTGAATGGCTTCAAGCAAAGCTGCGCGAAACTAACCAGCAAATCGGAGAGGAAACAAAAAAACAGAAAGAAAGTGGATCCACAAATAATAACGATAGTAATTAGTAGCGTTTTTGGCGCTGGTGCTAGCTGGGCCGTACTTAATCAGCGCGTAAAAGCGCTAGAGGAAAAGCAGGCAAAGCACGACGACCACGCAGAACGCTTAATAAGGCTCGAAACAAAACTGGATATATTGATTCAGCAAATTAAGCGCAGTACACTTTGAAAACACAGCTGATACGACTAGCAGACGTGGCATATATCGGGCCGTTTATGCTGTACGCGGCTACTAAGCTAAAAGGCCAGGATAAGGCTATAATGACGGCCCTAGGCTTTGCAACTATAATCTATAACGGAATAAACTTTGTAAAAAATGAAAAAGCTATTTAAAAACTGGAAAACTACCTTTTTTGGTTTTGCTACTATTATTGGCGGCGTAGCAGCCATACTAAAAGGCGACTTGGTTACTGGTATTAGTACAATTGGCGCAGGCCTGGGCCTAACCGCAGCAAAGGACTTTGATAAAACAGATCTTTAATGAAAAGCACCAGGACGTACATTGTTGCACTATTTGTGCTGGCCCTGGTATTAATAGGATCAAAAGTGAGCGCAGCAAAACTGATAGCAAAATTTGAAGGCTTACGCCTACGCGCCTATAAAGACAGCGGCGGCGTATGGACTATTGGTTACGGTACTACTATAAACCCTGTTACTGGTATTCCAATAAAACAAGGCGACACAATTACAAAAGACACAGCGCTAACCTGGTTGAAAATGCAAACAGCTGCAACACAAACACAGGTAAAAGCAAAAATAAAAGTACCCCAGTCAGCTAATCAATTAGCTGCATTGACTAGCTTAACCTATAACATTGGCATTGGCGCTTTTAGCAGATCCACACTACTAAGATTAATTAATAGTGGAGCAGATAAAAACGAAATTGCAGCGCAGTTTATACGNTGGAACAAAGTAAAAGGAGTAGAAGTACCAGGACTAACAAATAGGCGAAAACTAGAAGCTGAGTTATATTTGTCATAACTTACTAATTTATAGCATTTTATTTAATCTATCTACTCACAGATAGATTTTTTTTTGGTTATATGAAATAAAGTACTATAAATTTACAGCGACAAAC